AAAATCTTCAATTAAAGACAAAGATTCTGGCATGTGATCAAACCTATGAGAGCCATTAGTCCAAGTAAAAGTTTTTACATGCTCACTATTTTTAAACATTTGATTTGTTTCAACAGCGTCACATACATCGTCATCCATATCTAATAGCAGTAAGCCAGGAACTTTAGAACGATCTGACATTTTATAAAAACTTGTAAGAGTTTTAATATTCAAAGTATAATGCCGATCATAATAATCAATGCCAGGACCGATATATTCTTGAAGGCTTATAGCAGGATCAGTCGCAGGGTTAATCATAACATAAGGAACAGACCAAGTTGTGCCCATTAGATTAGCCATATAGCCACCCATAGAAGTACCAACAAGTAAATCTATATCATCTGCTATCATTGCATTGTATATCGTTTCTTGAATTTCTGAAATGGGTTGGGTGTAATCTATATCAACACCAGTCACATTCCCTATTTCAGACAACAGAAGTATTTTGTCACTGGTGGGATCGAAACGACTAGCCCAGCCGTGAATGTAAAGTATATTCATAATCTCTCTCTGATTCGTTACTCTTAGTATACTATACTAAGTGGACCAGTTTGTCAACCACTATCTGATATTTTTACCAGTAGTTCCTAAAGAAATTTTAAAAATCATTTCATCACCGATAGCACGGAGATATCCATAAGGTTTTAGCATAGGATACTTACTAAGTGTAAACTGCGCGTCTTTAGGTAAATCGCTGGTTTTCATTTTTGCTACTGGCTGAACATCATCTCCAGATGTTCTTTTTACTTGATCTGGAGTTAGTAAGAAAGGTTCAAGTATATTCCAATCCATAGATTTCATCATTGCACCAAGAGCCTTTTTACTTTTCTCACCGTACGATCTTTTGACTTCCTGTTGAAACATGTTTTTAACGATTGCTTTAGCTTGGTCACCACCCTCGGCACCCATGGCAACTGATTTTCTACCACCTTTGTCTTTATAAAGAATTACAGCAAGTAACTTGCCATCTTTTACTGCCATTTTCCACATAGGAATCTTAGCTATCATTGACTCTTTGTTTTCAAAACCACCACCTTTAATTCCACCAATTTCTGCATATGATCTTTGCAGTAGATTCCAAACTCTATCTGCCCATTTACGCTTCAATTCCTCATCATTAGGAAGAGCGTTTATAAATCTTTCTGCTATAAATGTATTAAAAGTTTTCATTTGATTTCCACTATAGTTTTTATATTATTTATATGATCTAGAAATCATAAATGCGAAATATGATGTATAGATCATATCAATTTTTATAAATGGCGGTAAGCATATCTTCAAACTGTTCTACTTTGGTAAGTCTATTAGGCCAGTGGATATAATCTTTTTCTGGATTCTTTTTGAGATTATTAAGAAGTGGAATTACCGCATTATATAGTCTGTCAATTTTGTTTTGGACCGCATCTAAATTTTCTTCTGTATCAGATGATTTTTGTGCTAGTTGCTGTACTGCATCCAATTCATCTTCGGTTACTGCAGTAAATCCAAAATCAAAAATATCACTCATTTTCTTCCCTTAATTTTCTCAGAATCCATTCATGATATCGCTCTTGTTTTTCATTTGACATTATAATAATTCACCTTTTGGTTCTTGCTTTTCGTTTCCCCAAGGCACTTTAACAATGGGTATTCTTTTATTAGGATGTTCTACCATATTATGATCTTTAGGGACACATCCCATTTCTAATGGTAAAAATCCATCATTACCATATTTTCTAGTAAGATCCATCCAAGCATTGGTTCCAAGTTGTACAACATTTTTTCTGGTGTACTGCAAACATTGTGCTTTGCTTTGAAATGTATGACCTTCTAGTACATAATTATTTCCATCAGCATGTACTAAAAAAAGTGTGTATAATATCCATACTGGAAAGTCCATTACTTTTTGCCACCAGCTACAAACTTAGAACCATTCATAACTAAACATGATATATGCTCAGAAGGATGAATCACAAGTGACCAACTTCCTGTTTCCATATTTACATAAAAACTAACTTGTCCACCTCTAGGCTCAGGTACATTAGTACCTGGTGTTAATGCAAATAAAATACCATCAGCATCAAATAGCAATTTTTCACCATTTGTGTTTTCTGCTAAGTTCATAACATATTGTTTGGTATCACATGGAATTACAGTATTGTGCATTGCTGGTGCTCTAGGTATAATACCCGGTGGGGCTTCTTCAGGCGTCTTATCTTTACTCTGTGCAAATACATTTGATACAAAAACGAAAGATAATATCAGGACATAAAATATTTTACTCATTTAACAATTCCTTTATACGTTCAATATAACCGTACTTTTCTTTTGTTTCTTGTGCCAATTGTTTTTTTAAAAGTTCGATCTGGGATGCTTGTTCCAGGAGTATTTTTCTATATCGTTCTGCTTCTGTATCATCAGTTAATTGCATAATCAAATACTCCTAGGTATTAATATTATTTATACTAAACTTTTAACATACTTTTAATTTCAATGACATTTCTGTTAGGATCTTCTACAAAAAATGTTTCTTGTTCATAATCGGTGTCTTTGAATCTAGTATAAGGAGTATCAAGAAATCCTACAGTATCTTTTACACTAGCACGAACCTTTTGATATTCATCATATGGTAAGTGAATTCCTAGATGTGGTACGCATACTTCACCCATATCAACAGTATGTCTATGTCTATCAGGTCCTTTAGCTGGAGCAATACCATCTCCAGTTCTAGGTTTGGATTCATGTAATGTCAACTCATTACCCCAAAAATCAATATCCTGCCAGCGACCTTCTTCAGCCATATCTAATTTGCAGCCCAAGATATCTGTATAAAATGGCAATGTAGTTTCTAGTTTGCCGCCTTCAATTGCTAGATGAAAAATATTACTCATAAGTTTTTCCTTGCCTTAATGCAGTCCTCATACTTATCGAATAGTTGTTCAAACTTCCAATGGTATAGCTGGTGCATACCCATGAGGGTGTTCATCATTTCATCATGTGTAGGTTCACGCTCACCATCACCGATCTGCCTGAACACTACCTCAAGATCATCCACGACATGCCAGCAATCCATAATCATCTTCTCCATCTCATGTAATTCACTCATAAGTTTCTCCAGTTGATCGGAAGAAGTTCTCGGACCAAAATGCCTTATCATCAATCCAAATATCATAATGTTCTTTTTTACCTACACTCAATTCATGATATTTTGCACCCCACGACATTAATTGGCGTCTGGTTAATTCTTCATAATCAACTTTACTTACTGCACCTCTGGCAGTCATGTATTTGATCGTGTGACCAGCATCATATAAAGCATTCACTTTTTCGATACGTTCTGGCATTGGTTGATGTAATTCATAATTTTTTTTACCGTCAGGCTCAAATACTTCATTACAAATTGTTCCGTCAATATCAATCACATATTTCATTATTAATCCTCTAAATATTTTTTTACCATCGATAGCAAATCGTCATACTTTGCAACCTCATCCAATTCAGATTCTATTGCTTCAATAATATCTGGATGTTCACCAACACCAGCTGCATTGTGAAGATACACTTCCACATTAGCTAAATGTTTATCAATATGACCTTGTGCATGACTCTTAAAAGCTTTTATTAAAATATCTCTCATTTTTCAACTCTCCTGCATTATATATGTGGGTGGTTATCTATGCTTCTATATCTATAGATTTGCTCATTGGACCCTCAACTGGCTCTGGACCTCGCTTTATTTTTCCAGCTGCATCATATGTACCAGCATGCCCTTCATAAGACATTCTTAAAGCTTTGCTTGGTTCAGATACAGTCTGTTCGACCCAACGCCTTTGTTTATCAGCTTGTTCCATATGGAAATCTTTAGCCGTTTGAGTTTTTACAATCAATTCAAGAGGCTGAGTCGCATAATTATGTGAAAAGCCTGGTCCATTAACATCCATAATTTTATCCTAAAAGTTTTTTAACTTGTGACATAAGGCTTCTTTTGCTTTGCCTACGATCCAGTTCTACACCATGATCCCTAGCCAATTCTTCCAATTCACGTTTAGTCATATCATCTAAAGAAGGATCAACAGCAGGGATTGTTTCGACTAGCAATTCAGGCTGTGGCACTGGAGTAGGTTCAACAGGCATTGTTTCTGTCAGTACTTGCGGCGCTGGTTCCCGATGATCTTCAGACGGATTTGCTGCATACCATTCATTAATTTCTTGTTCTGTAAATTTTCTAGCTAACAATTTTTCTCTACCTTTGTACCAACCTCTTGGTGTTGGTCGTGCTCCTCTGCACCATCCTGGGCGTGTAATTGGCATTTTGAATTCCTTTCGGTTTATAAATAACTATTTATACTGGTCGGAGATAGAGGATTTGAACCTCTGACCCTTTGCTCCCAAAGCAAATGCGCTACCAGACTGCGCTAATCTCCGTATATGGTGCGAGAGGAGAGAATCGAACTCCCACTCTGGGCGTTATGAGCGCCTTGCTTTACCATTAAGCTACTCTCGCGTTTTTCTATTTAATACAAAGCTTAAAAACTTCTTCAATTGTTTCAGCTTGCATTTTTTTAGGAATAACAAAGCTTCCATATCGGGTACCGTTGCCACCATAAACTTTTAATGAATCTTGAAACTTATGAAAATAAAATGATCCTTGTGCTGGAAACATTCTGGCTTCATCACCTAAAAATAATGAACCTGCGATTACAATACATTTCAACATTTTTTTTTCTCCTGTCTTAGTTAGTATTCAGAGGTGGAGACTATGCACAATCTCCACCCCCTATTTGTCTTTCTCGTGGACAACCACGCTCTGCTTTCTGTCGGTACAGAGTATTTACCGACCTAGTACGACCTTGCAAGGCTTTCATTCCGACTAGGGTTTCACTGAGCAATCTTTTAAACTCCAACGCTTCGCGCTCCAATTTAACTTCATACTCAGTTTCTTGGCGGACCCTACAGGACTCGAACCTGTAACCTACAGCTTAGAAGGCTGTTGCTCTATCCAGTTGAGCCAAGGGACCTATTCTTTATAGACTGCTTTTTGATACGCCCTTACGAACATGGGTTTTAGTTGGCCTTCCCTCTCCCACAGACGTACCAAAAAACAGTCTAAACTTCTTACTACTACGCCCTCTGCATACCTCAACAATTCTATATAACTCTGACCCTTTGCTGATCAGTATCTAATTGTTTCATCGATAGTGGAGTGTAGTTGGCCTTCCCTCATCCACAGACGCAGTAGTAAGAAGTCTAAGAGTACTTTTTAACAGGGTTATGTCCTACTATCGGAACACATTCTTTATCGTTAGGCCTAGGTTACGTAACACAGACGCTCCCAAATCAAAACAGCAAATAAAATTTGCACCCTGTTAAAAAGTACTCTTTAAACTGATTCTTTCTATACTAGTAACATAACATATTTTAAACTCTTTGTCAACCCCTAATTTTAAACTAATTCAAAAGCTTTTTTCATTAAAAAGGAAGCATCTTGATCATTTTCAAAACCATATTCGCTGGCAAAGTCCATAGAAGATGATTGAAAGATTTCAGACGCAATTCCTTTTGTGTTAAGAACATAAGCAATTGCTTCGGCAGTTTTGCCGTAACCAACTAACCCTTCATTAGAAAACATTTGAATTCCACCATTGTGGGCTGAAACGAAATCTACTTGGTTCGATTGATTATTCATTTTTAGTCCTTTCAGTGACTAGTGATTCTTTCTATACTAACTTTATAGCATATTCTGTGGTACTTGTCAACCTTTT